AGACTTTACCAATGGTGCTGAAACTGTTGTTGCTTCAGACACTTTATTATTAAATGTATCCCAATCAGCTTGTGCTAAATATCCATCAGCACTTGTTGTGGCAACTGGCATAGCTATTGTAATATCCGCATCTGCCCCAGTAAAAACATCATTAGCAGCACCAGTAAGCGGTGCGGTAGTAACTAAATCTTTCAAGACAGTAATAGCTAGCGTAATATCAGAGTCAGCACCAGTAAAAATGTCATCAGCAGCACCAGTAAGTGGAGCAGTAGTAACTAAATCTTTTAATACTGTAATAGCTAATGTTAAATCTGCATCAGTACCTACGAGAACATTATCTTCTGCTCCAGTAAGCGGAGCAGTTGTGACAATATCTTTAAGAACATTAATTCCTATAGTGACATCGCTGTCTGTGCCAGTTAAAACATTATCAGCACCGCCTGTTATTGGGGCAGTAACTGCTATATCTTTTAATGTTTGAATATCGGCAGCCACTACTGTTGCACAAGTTATCGTTCCGTCTGCGTCTAAATCTCTAGCAAATTGATTAGTACACGCTGTAGGATTAGTCGCTAAAGCACTTGCTGTATCGGCGTTTCCTACTAAAGTCCCTTGAAACTCAATAGCTACAATATCAAATGCTCCAACATTCCAATTCGCAGTTAATGGAATCGTTCCATCCGCAAGTAAATCTCCAGAGCCTGTAGCAACAGTACAGCTTTCAACTGCTCCACTAGCATCTACGCCCAAAGGATACGAACCAGCCGCACAATTTGCACCGTCAGCTGCTAACGCTGTTGCTGTACTTGAGTTACCTATTAAAGCACCTTTAAATTCTACTGCGGTAATATCATACAAACTATTTCCAGCGTTCCAATCAGCAGTTAATGGAATCGTCCCATCTGCAAGCAAATCGCCTCCACCGCTCGAACCTGCTAAAGACACCGCACCTGATGACACAGTAAAATCTCCACTATCAAAAGACGCAACACCTTTATTAGAATCAGTAGCATCCTCAGCGGCAATTAAAACTTGCGACGTTCCAGTCCTCGAAATATCAATACCTTCTCCAGCTACTAAAGGAATAGTAGTAGCTGCCAAGCAAGGCGGAATTAAAACAAATAAAAATAAAAATAAAAATACGTTCCTCATAATGTCTCCTAATCAGTGGTTAGCGTGTACCCATCAAACGAGATAGTGTACCCATCAACAGTTAGATAAAATTTATTACTGTAAGTATTATACGCGGCAACACTCCTAGAAGTCTCTACCCAAGAAGCTGTTCCTACGTCATAAGTTAAATTTAAAACAGTGTTAGCTTTAAGTGTTATAGATGAGCGTAAAGAAATTCCTCTACCGTCTGTAAAAGTCACAGAGTTCTCATCAGAAATTCCTACTAAGCATAGACGTTGAGAAGTAGCTCCTGCCACAATAGCTGGCGTACCAGTTACTGTAACGTCGCCTTCTCCTTCTACAACAATGACAAAAATAGGGTCTGTTAAAACATCCCTGCCCGATGCAAAAGAACGCGCTAAAGACGTAATTCCAGCAGATGTTAAAGTGACCACAGTTGGAGAATTCACAGGCTCTAAAGAAGTTGAGTTAGCCCTTGGTGTGCCTAAAGGAAGTACGGAAATGTAAGGGTCTAAATCGTCTACACACGCTTTACAAACAAGTAGACCGTTATGGTCTCTCTGTAATTTATTTAGTTTGTACGTGAACCCACAAAGCTCACAGTTGTGCAGGCGCAAACCTGTTAGATTTTTTAACGACATTTAGTAACTCTCTCTCTTGATTTTGCAATGTAGTATAAATTAATGGGCTGACTGTTCCTTCGGCTTTAACTAATGCTTGCCTAGTGTACTTCAACGCATTTTTATAGTGCTTCATCATAGTGTAGCAAGCTGCTAAATTAGCATCAATTTCATATGTAGCTATGGGATTCTGTGATGCTTTTTGCAATAATACGTGCGATTCAGCTATTCCGAAAGGTCCATCCATCATAACGCACTGAGCTAAATTAGAAGTAGCTAAACTCCATTCTGGCTGCTGTCTATAATCATTTGTGTACAATGCGGTCATGTTTTTAAAACAGGGGATGTACTCTACCGTTCTAATGAGATAAGCAGTGAATACACAAGCGAATAAGGTAGGGGAAAGACTATTCGCTAGTAGAATACATACCCCTATTATGGGCAAATATAAATAACGCTCCGCAACAAACTGACCTAAAATCTTATACTGGCTAAACGCGGCAATAGTAATTAAGAAAAAGCACGTACCGAATATATGTATGTGTACCCCTATGGTAGCGAACACAGCTAGAATAGCTAAAGCTACCCAAAAATCTTTGTCGAAACTTTCTATCTTTCTAATTGCTTTAACATCTTTACGTGTGTAGCAGTCCCCAAACTCTCTGAAAAAACATAGTTTAATAGGAAAAAGCGCCAGCTTAATATAGAACGCCATGACTTTTACCATAGCGGCTACGCGCCTATATGTGAACTTAGTAACGTCCCCACTTATTTTAGAGACTCTTCCTTGGCGTAATTTAATCCCTGTTCTAAATCGTTTGCCCGACATATACATAATTAAGGGAAGAAGCCACGTGACTCCTGCTAACGGTCCTGCAAATATAAACACAAACGGAACGCTAATACAAGTAATAGTAGATTGAAGCGCTACATAAAACAGCGCCATGCTTACAACTACTGATGAATTAAACAAAAACCACATGCCTATTAACGTAAAATAAGCTGTGGTTGCGTAGTAGTTCCCCGTAACCCATGCAGTGCCTGTGACTCCGATAGGATGGACAGCAAATAAAAGCCCTGCTTTCCAACCAAACAACATTCCCACTAATACGGAATTTGTTGCATGCATGGCTATCATAAAAACTCTATACCATGGAGAAGGGGATGTTTTATAAAAGTCAGGATGGGGAGCCACTTCTGGTACTTCATAGAGATATCCGTCACGCTTAACATTATCATCAATTAGATAATTATATTTAATCGTTCTGGCATACAATACGAATACTAGAAGAAAGACTCCCCAAAGCTCCATTTAGTCCACCCTTTTAACTATTACAGAAACATTACCGACATAGCCAGTTCCTGAAGTTGTCCTTGTAATAGAAATAGCTTCAGCAGCCGCAACAGCACCAGCAGTAATAGTGGTCTGTTGTGTTAACTGACCCGCTACTCCAGCAGATGCAGGTGTTATCGTTCCGATAGTTGTTCCAGCAGAACCTATTTTCAAAGTCCATGCACCAGGAACAGCAGGTAACGAAGCAGCCTGAATAAACTGAATCTCTACAATTTCACATTTAAAAGGGACAGACAAATATCCAGTAGCAGCAGCAGACGTAGACGCAAAAACAACTGGTCCAACATACATATCTCTGTCTGTACGGACACCGTTAGGAAAGTTTGACGCTCTTGAACCAGTGACTTTAGCCATTGGTTACTCCTTTCGTGCCTCGCGAGTACCACTCGCTGTAACAGGAGGGTAGAGGCGGTTAACCCCTACCCTTTTAACACTTTTTATACAAGACTCTAGTCGTTACGCGCCAGCTGTTTTGTAAATTCCTAAGGGGTAATTTACTTCAGTTGAAATACGGAAAGACACTTTAAACTTAGAATCACCTGTCTCGAAGTCCCCGTCCTTTGCAAATACGACGTTTCGTCGCATGTACGTAAGAAGCGGATTCTTGTCAGCAAGTAAAAACCAAGTGTCATCATCAGTTAAATAAGGGTCCACTATCAATTTAAGAGAGCGGCTCTGAATCGTGTTAGTAGCGTTATTCGCACTTTCAGGGTCGTGAGTTGAATTCAACAACTCTTTGGCAGTCCACTCTAATGCAGGTGGGATTAACAACGTGCTAGGTTTTAGCACTTGTTGCTTTCCTCTGTCATCAGTAGTAGTCTCCATAGCTGTAATAGCGTTCTTCAAAGAAGTAGCGGCTAAATCAGCGGAAGCACTAGCGAGGTTAGACCAAGTCCCACCACCCAACTTAGTGTGAGTGTTATAGAAAATAGCGTTGCCGTCACCAGCTGTTTTAGTTGTACCATTATACGCATCGTGAACGAGAATATTAATGGTCTCACGAGCTGACCGACCTAATTCTTTAGTCATGTCACCCATGGATGTTGGAATGTCAGGGTAAAGAGCATCTTCAATCATCTCTTCAGTAATCCTAACACCTAGTGAATATGTTTTATGAACCCATCTCTTAGTTGGACCTTGTATAAAGTCGTCGTAAGCGATAGCTTCACCCTCTGGTTTTTCAGGCACCATGCCTAAACCAGTGAAATATGCTGATTCCTCGTAAGTTCTTTTAGAAGGCTTCATTGTCGAAAGTTGCTTGTAAAACGGAGCAACTTCTTTGTATGAGCTGGTCATAAAAGAAAACAAACCAGGAACGACAGCTTTATTAAATTGCGACCTATTCATAGCTCATTCCTTTCTTAAATACCAGCTCCGACTATACCAGCCCCAGCTTGATGGTTATTAATACGTATAATCCAGTCACAGTTAGCGGTACCTATACCGTTGCCTTCTACTGGAACTGGTTTAATCAAACGAACCTGTGCATTAGCATCTGAACCTGCTGTAGCTGAATCGTCTAATTCCCACCCACTCAAATAATTAACTGTACTTCCTGAACCAGAGTTTAAATTAATGTTACCTCCGCGGTCAGCGAAATCTAAATAAGTTGTATCGCCGTCGCCTTGGGCAACAAATAATTGTTCTGGTGAATCTGCTACTAATACGTAACCTACTCCCGTATGTCCAGTATCCCAATATTGCAGAGGTACTTCGTTAAGGTCATAGATTCCTATAATAGCACCAAGAATTGCGTTAGTTGAACCTGCTGTAGCAATGGTTACATAACCAGTATTTGCATTTATTACAGGGTCTCCAATAAACAAATCTTGTGCGTAGTTAGAAGTTAACTTATATTGAGTGGCTCTAATACAGTTTCCATAGACTTGTAGTCCTCTTGGGAAATCAATATTCGCCATGTTTTACTCCTTGTTTAGTCTTCCATTGTGAATTCACCGACTTCGTCATCACCTCCAGCAGACTCAGGTTTATAAAACCCCTCGGCTTCATTCTTATGAATATCTTCTGTGTAGTGTTTGACTAATGCGGCACTTTTTTTAGCTGGCTGCTGCTCTCTCCATTGAGCCAGTTTCTCTGTAGTGAAGGCTAGAAGCATCCCAGCTTGCTCAACACCACCATGAGACTTAAATCTAAATGCTTTTATGAAAGGACAATTTGCGCGAGTACACAAAAGCCACAAACCTTGTTTCAATTTTGATTCCAAGAATTTGTCGACTGACAACCATCTAAAACGGTATTTCTTTTTGTGTAATGCTGCACATTCCTCTGGCAATGATAAAGGGTCGTAGCGTTCCAGTTCCGTGATTGTCAATCCTTCTAAATCAGCAACTGTTCCAGTACCCTTCACTAAATCGGAAACCTGTGAATCTTTTTGTGTCAAGATTACGGCTTCTGATTTTACAGCTGGTGCCGACACAACTGTCATAGGGGTCTCGTTGGGCAATCCAACGGTAGGTATATTACTCGCAGCCTCTGCTGCGGAATTTGTGTTTTTAGCACTCATTATTGTAACCCTCCTTTACCTGCTTTTGCAAGTGAAATTTTATTTTTTGCGAACTCCTTTGGGTCAATGCCGTTGAACTTACAAAAATCTAAATCTTCTTTGTCCAGCCTAACAACATTCTTTGTCGACGTGTTGTTACGCCCTTGCGTATTCAACAACTTAGTTCGATTCTCTTTATTAGAATCTTTTTTCCCTTTAGATTTTTTAATCGCTTTTAAAATTTCAGCACGGTCTATGCCCATGTCGAACTCCATGTATTCTTCCATGTCGCGCATAGCATGAACAGGACCGCGAGGGTCTGTAATATAATGAGGGTTACTGTCTAATATTCTTTTATAAACCTTAGATTTTTCGCTGAACGCTTCATCCAACTCTGGATGGCGTTCAAGAACAAGCGCTTTACTTTTCTGTAAAGTAGTCGTAGCTTGGTCAACCTCAGTTCTCTGAGAAACAACATGTTTAGCATTGATAGACGACCTCATATCAACAGCTAATTTCCAATTTGTTTTAGCCAGCTCGTCCCATTCCGAATCTGTTTTTGGAATAGGTACACCGTTAAAAGTCGCGGCATTTGGATTTGCAACAGGTCTAGCAACTGGCGCTGGCGCAGGTCTAGCCATTAATTCTGCAATCCGATTATTCTGGTCATCAAGTTGTTTTTTAAGTGTTGAGTTATTCTTACGCATCTCAGCGAATTTTTTATTAGTCGCTTTCTTTTTCTTAGCGTCCCCACCAGCAGGGGCTAAATCAATGTCCATTCCGCCATCGTCATCACCATCACCATTATTGTCATCTATACCAGGCGCATCAATATCATCATCTGAGCCAGCATCATCATCTGAGCCAGCATCATCATCTGCGTCATCGTCGTCACCATCATCGTCTACTCCGACTCCACTACCGTCGTCGTCGTCACCATCAATAAATCCATAACGATTAGAAAATCTTACCGCACTAAAGCATAGCGGCTCAAACACCTTACTTAAAAACTTGAACATTTCGACCTCCACTTATTTCAGTCCACGTGGGATTGGACATCTGTTTTTATTTTTACTTTTAAGTCCTGTACAATCTTTTCAAACTCTTCGATACCTGCTTGAACCCCTTCTAAAAATAACATCTTCTTAGTATCAGAGTTGTGTGCCGCCGCCCTGAGCTCCTTGCGCTTGGTTACTAATCGACGCTGCGATAGGGCTAGCGCTTGATTGTAAACCAAATTGGCTTCCAGTAGGTGAAGCTGCTCCACCATTTGCCCCAACTGCTCCTGGTTGTCCACTTTGTCCTCCTTGTGGTTGCTGTCCTGCAATCATTAATTGCTGCATCATTTGTTTATGTTCTTCAATATGTTGCTTTAATAAAGTTACTCCTTCTTTAGACCATAACAAAACGTCTGTACCGTCTATAACTCTTGTGTGCACCATTAAATGTTCTAGATGATTTTCTTGAGGCTCTGCACTAATAGGCATACCCTCTCTCATCATAGTGTTCTCTTCTACAGGGTCATTAGTTTCTTTTCTCTTACGAGCGGAACCTAGCCAATCTTCTGGATGTTGCCCGAATGAACGTAATACTTGCTCAGTAGCAAAATAAACTGCATTAGGATTCTGCACAACTAATGGGTTCTGCCCCATAACAAATTTATCATACAGCACCATAGCTAATTCTCTTTGAGTATCAACGTCGCCAAATGTAGGGTCTGGATGTAAATACACATCTAGCTCTAACGCCATAGCTTGTTCAAACACTTCTGGACGACTGAATATTTCTACACCGTCTTCTCCCATAATACGTTTCTCTAATCCTTCTGGGGCGTTCATAGCACAGAGATTAAAAATATTCCTCAATAAATCTGCAATACCTCTCTGTATATTTGACGCTGGTAAATTAAATCTAATGTTAGCTGAGTTCTGAATAGCAGCAGTTCTCGTCGCTGTACCAGAGCCTCCTACGATATTAGATTCTTTACCCATCATATAAGAAGATGCGGCTGTCAATCTCTCGACGAACTCAAGGATTAATTTAATAGCATTAAGCAATCTCTCGACGGGAACGTCCATAGTTGGAAAGTAAACATTTTGTGTAGGATTAGAAACAGGGTACATAGCTCTTGGTTTAGCTACATGGACTGTAGGGTCGTAATCAGAGTTAGGGTCATAAAATCCCCAACGCATAATACCTAAAGTATTGGCGTCTTGCATTTGCCAAAAACAAGCATCTATTTCTTCAGCCAATGGTTTAACTTGTTCTAACAAACCTATTGAATACATTGCATCATAAATACGTCTAAGAAAATCAAACTTGACTATTGGTCTATCTCCGAATCGAGATACACTAGCTGTTTTAAAAATACGTAAAATTGTGTCGTCTTTAGTGTCCATCAATACTGTGACTTCTTCATCGAACCCATCGTCGTCAATATCGTAACGTCCCCACCAAGTAGCTGTCTCAATGGACTGCGCTCTCTTCTTAGCCTGAAATGCAAAGTTCTCTGCACTTCCTAAAGCCTGCTCCATTTTATCTTCTAATCTTTCATCAATCTTTGTGCCTAGCTTATCAGACACATTATACGCTAGTCCTTCTTTTTCCTGCGCCTCAAGCTCATAGAAATAAAAATCTTCCAGTTTTACTAAAGGCTCTTTCTGTATATCTTTAGCTCCTGGTTGTATAAGTAATTTTGTAATTGGTATAACTTTAAAGGCAGGCTTCTCATCGACACGGAACATCTTTTCTTCAACAGACATAGGTTGTCCGTCTTCTCCCATAACTGGTTCGTCATTCTCATCGACGAGCATAAACTCTTGGGTTAAATTCATATCACGTTTATTAACTTCCCAATAAGTTTCTACGAACGTCGTACCTAACATACTTGTAGAACGTACAATATCTTCAATGCCCCTATCCATCTTCATCCACGCTAACACTACCCACTTCATCATCTCACTAACTTCACGTGCTAGCTTCTTATCTGTTTTCTCGACGGGCTTCCATGTTAATGCGTTAGGGTTCCAGACCATAGGAATCAATCGCGCTACCATCATCTCAACAATAGCTTGTGCAATTTTCATTGACCTACGGCACATCCATTTTTCTTTACGTGTCTTTTCTTTACCTTCGTATAAATCAATCAGCTCTTGGTACTTCTCTTCAAAATCTAATCCTTCTGAATTATCCGCATCCGCCCAATCTTTATTGCTACGCGCGTCCACAGAGTTATCTATGTCTTCCCTAACAATAGCGGCTAATTGTTTTTCATCTGCTTCCTCTAACCTGACAACAAGTGGATTTAATTGTACTTGCTCTTCTTGAACATCGGAGTCATCGTCTGGAAGTTCATTTTCATCTTTGATAGCTCTATTCACCATTAGTGTCTCCCTTTAAAAATTCTTTAACAGATTCGTAGTACCTAGGGTCAACCGTTGCATCTTTACCTCTCCAAGACCTTATAAATTCATCCAGTGGTTTGTCGCTGTCTTTGGCGGCATTATAGTCATGTGTAATCATTTCTCTAGCTAGTGTCTCGTAGGCTGGCTTAGCTCCGTCTGGAAAATACCCTTTCTTACCGTAATCAAATTCTTCATAGCCAGGCTGCATATCCTTGCCGCCATACTTTAAAAAATCCTCGTACAGAGGCTTCATAAATAATTCAACAAAGTCTTTCGACTCTGGACTTAGTAAATTTCTTGTAGAGTAGTCTAATGCTTTTCCGTGTGTGATTTGAACAGGTCCAAAAGCAGATGAGCCTCCTGGTGTGTCTTTAGCAGTTGTCCTTATCCACGGGTCTTTAAAACTTCCTGTCTCTGCTTGAGAGAGCCCTCCGTATAAATCTTCTACTGAATATTCTTCAGTTGGAGGCTGTTCAAAAGCATTGAGTACAGAGTCATTTGCCATAGATAAACTTAATAAACAAAATAAAATTGTTAGTATTCTATTCCACATTAGTAGTATACCGTATCTGTGTTTCTGTGTCTATAAGGATTTCCTCTTTTTCTTGCAGAGCTTGAAGCATTCATCCTTTTAGATGCGTAGATAGCTAACGCAACACTATCAGATTCATCAGGACTTTTTAACCCCCTTTTAGTAATTTCAGCTTTTCCTTCAATTTCAATTTTTTTATTGTTATCTCTAATCTTATATTTAATCGAGCTTAGCTGTGAAATCAACGCGCCGTCATCTGGAATAGCTATCTCATCTGCCCTAAACATCTCACGCATTATCCAGTACATCTCATCACGTACAGATTTGAAATGCTCTCTGTCAAATGCTTGGTTACTAAAGTTAACCGCAAGGACTGGGTACCCTAATTCCCGCAATCTGTCAGTGACACCGCCACCAACTCCCGTATCATCTGTTGCAACAGATGTGAGTTTCATTCCTGAGGACACTCCAGCCTCAACAACTAAGTTTACGGCTTTCATTGTGTCCTTTCGGTCATGTTTCTTTAAATACATAACTCTATTAGGGACATAATTGGTGAGTACAGTCTTGTTATCCCCGTACCGTGCTACGTCTAGACCTAAGAAAACTCTATCAGACTGCTTACAAATATCTTTACCCTCTTGCCACCTTATAACAGCTCGCTGCACCCAAGACAATGGTATGAGTGTGTCATTACCTTCTTGTGGGAACTGTCCTAGAACACGACTTATAAAAATAGGAGAGTTCTCTCCCCACGCTTGTTTACGTTCCTCTATCCATTTAAGTGAGGTTAGCCCAGGGTATTTAGCTGGGTCTTTAATAGCTGGTGAATCATAACAAGAAATATGGAAAGATTTCCATAGGGGTGATTTGAAGGCTTCGAAGAAAGGTCCTGCGGGAGAGGTAGGATTTCCTATCATTAAACACTTAGCATTAGCATTAGTTAAAATACCATGGGCTGCCTCTATAATTGATGGTTCAATACCTGGAGCTTCATCCATTACTAAGAGTAGGTGGTCAGCGTGTTGCCCTACGAAGCGGTCTGGGTCATCGGTAGCTATACCCATGGCAAACTGCTTCTCCGAGAGGTTAAGCGCAGTAGACAACAAACGACCACCTAATCCATGTTCCTCATCAGCCCGATTATACAGGTGCCCTATCTCTGCCCACAACAAAGACTTGACTTGGCGCATAGTTGGAGCAGTTGTAATGACGCGCGAATTCGCGTGACAGAACAAAAACCACAACGTCGCACAGGCTGATACGAAAGTTTTGCCCACCCCGTGACCCGATGCCACAGCGGTGTACGAATTGTCTCTAATAGAATTTATGATTTCTTTCTGCTTATCCCAAAGCTCTACCCCTAATATCTCCTTGCAAAATAAGACTGGGTCTTTAGCGTAGATTTTAACTAATTCACCGTGAGCAGCTTCTGCTGATTTACTCATTCTCCATCTCCGTTTTCTTTTTCTTACGTTGAGTTCTATTAGCTACATCTAACATCTCCGCCCAAGTCTTCTTCTCTGATGCCGTGCCTCCTGGTCCCTCTGGTTTTCGTGGGTCCCAGCTATCAAACCTCTTATACCAAAGCTCCGCCGCGCGAACGTCGCCAAGTTTAGCCGCCCTGTAAATAGCGTCATCTACCGCAATCGTCCCTTCAGCGTAAGACTCCCTCCTAAGCGCCAAAGCTCTTGACGCCCAATCGGGAAACTTCTTCTTCATCTTATCTAAGAAAGGTAGCGAGACTTCGTAAGTTGAGCAGAACTTTACGTCAGGCATATCTTCAAGTATGTTACTCTTGACAACGATATACCTCTCCATAAATTCTTTCTCAGTAATTGTTTCCATTAGTCCTCCATTATAACACAGTGCACATCATCTTCATCAACTAATACATCGTCAATCCCTAAGTCGTACCCTGCGTACTTGCCGAATACTACGTGGTCGCCTTCTTTTACTAGAGTGACATCACTGCCAACTCCACAGACTACGCCTTGCGGGTCACGTCTTTGCGCAATTTCTGCTAATATAATTCCACCTGTTGTCTTCTCTATAATAGGGTCAGGTGTTATCAATACTTTCTTGCCTAGTGGTTTAAGTTTCATCATTCATCATACTCCTTTATGTAATTTTAGGTGGTAAGGTTTGTTTTCCGAACTGTCTCTCAGCTTCTAGTACAGGCATTTTAAACTTCCCCGATTCATCCTTAGCATCTCTCACAGGATTGCTACCACGCTTATGCTCTCCACACCAGTCACATGCAAATACTACGGGGTAACCTTTCATTGTAGGAGCGTTACGCCTACATCTTCCTTCTCCAGGTCCGTTGGAGTGTTCAATCTTTGGTACATACATCATACATGTACTACATCCAAAATCAGTCTTCCTGTCCCATTTGTCCATTTTCATACCTTTCTTTTTTCTTTTTATCATGGTTCATACGTCCACAGGCAGGGCACACTGCTGAGCCTGTGTTATCTGTCCACATCCAAAAGTGGCAGTCTTCATTACTGCACTCAATCATGTGGTCAGTGCCCATCTATTACTTCCTCCGAAATGTACGGAGTGTCACACTTAGGACACACACTAATACTATCTAAGTACGTAGCTCCACACGCATGACAAACTCTCATAGCTTCCTCCTGTTTACAAGTTTCACAAATATAGTCTATCATTACAAACGTCATGTTGTTACACTTTAGGCAGTTGGTATATATCATGCGGCAGTTGCCCCTGCCCCTACATACCACTTAGTGTCATCACGCATATAGTCCATGTTATATGGTGCCATTAGCCCAATATTACCTGCCCTATGTAGATGGTGTGTCTGACTCAAAAATTCGCGAAACTCTGCTATATCCTCTGGGTCTGGGTCAGCTAATGGCATTGTAGTAAGAGGTCTATTACTAAAGTTTTCTACAAGTCCCTGTGTAACTGCAAACATCGGAAATTCGTCGTTTGTCTCAAAGTCATCCACCTCTACAGACTGTGGTCCGTCCCAAACAATAGGACGCACCTGCTCCTCAACTGTCTGTGGTCCGTTCCATATACGCGGCTCTTCTAAGCCTACAAATGTTTCATCTGACACCCTATAGAACGAGTGGTCTTCCACCATACCGTTCGCCCTGTTGCAGTCCCTTACTAATAATCGTTTGAATTGTGGGTCCATTGATTACCTCCTTTTCAATTAAAAATTTCCTCTACTGCGCTCTCTAGCGAGATACGTGCCCCTGCCCCCATCTGAGCAGGTACGCCTTTCAATCTTTCAATCTGCGCCAAATCTACAGGCGGTAAGTCCCATATTATCCCTAGACACTCATCACATTTTCCGCACCCACCACAACTAAACATCATTTGTTCTCCAAGTACTCTGCATGCTCTAATGGGCTAACCTTAGCTAAAAAACCCAGCCAGTCTCTGTTAGGCGCGTAGTACGCCTCCAAGTCCACTAACTCACCATTACTGTCGTAAGCTTCTGCCACTCCATCTGGTAAGAGTGAGTCCCCTGGAATAGAGCGTACGTTGTGCGGGTTACGGGCTGCGTAGTCCGAGTCCGCTAATATTTCGTTAGGACCCGCTGCCTCTCTGTGCGCTACGTCATAGAATGTAAATCCCCCGTTGCCCCTACAAGTAATGCTTGTACCCATGCCATCCTTCATAAATAGCTTTTGTTTGCCCCCACCTCTATTCATCTTGAGTGGTGTGCTTATTGGCTCCTCTAATTCTAAATCCCCAAAATCCACAGGCTCATCAATAGCATCTATCTTAGGCTTCTCAATTTCTTTGGGCAGGTTTTTGACATTAGGAATTTCGGGAGCGCTATCACTAATAAAAGTTTTCTTTTTATACCCCTCATTATTATCATTAATATTATTATTTTTATTTTTTAGAGATGTAGTTTCTTGTGCCAATGTCTTAAAATGGTCCAAAAGAAATGGGCAGTCCTTTAGCCCCTCATTAAATACGTGATATCCTTCTGGGTCAATTTCCCTTATATTAGAGAAGTACAAAGTTAATGCACGAATGATTAGCTTATTTGCCGTCGACACGCTGCCTGGGTCTTTACAAACCTGGTTGAATATCGAGTTCATGTTGCGGTCTAAGTATAGGGTTTTACGAGTTTTTACTGCCATGCTTCCTCCTTGTTTTCTCTTTATTATACAACACAATATGCAAAATGTCAAGTAAAAGGTGTTACACTTTAATACTTTTTACTACTTTGTAACCACTTTTTAGGCAATGTTTACAAAGTAAACATGCTATGTTTACAAAGTAAACATGGGGGGTTTACAAAGTAAACATGGGGGGTTTACAAAGTAAACGTGTTACACTTTAATACCTAAATTGCCTTGTTTTTGGTCGTGTTTTAGACTAATGTTTACAATGTAACACCTTTTTAAAATGGTCTAAAATATATTTTTCGGGTTGCGGTTTGCGTGATAGGGTAAGGATAAGATAATTAGGGGGGTCGGTTTGGAATCCAATAGGTAGGGGGGGTGCTACCCGTAAACTGTTCAGTTGCAGACAGTTACAAGTATTGCCTCGGGTCACGGGTCACGGGGCACGGGTCGCTATTAGACTAAAAATACATTTTGGGCAGATTTAAGACATTAGACTAAAAGATACAATTTCTAAAAAAATAAAGTTATTTATAATACTATGTTACTATGTATAGTAACACTGTTAAATAAAATAAAAGTGAGTTCGTTGTAAAACGTACAATGTCAAAAGTACGCCCAAAATAATACAATATAAGCATACGCTTATAACAAGTTACCCGTAACCCGTACTATGTATACAGTATAATACCATTAGTAGCGCTGGTTCTGAGCCTGTGGATAACCTGTGGATAACCTGTGGATAACCTGTGGAAACGCGGATCCTGAGAGATGCCTCGCCTATATAACTTGAAACAGTATCGCGTGATATCAATACTTGTAATCCTTACTTGTAGCTGTATATCAGTTAATCAAGTTAATACCATTAGTAGCGCTGGTTCTGCCCCACTTTTTGACATTGGAATTTTAGCTCAAACCAGCGCTACTAATGGAACTTATGCCTATATAATGATAATCAGTATATAGTAACCAGTAACAGATGCTCCTCGGCTGAAATTTAGTTTGGAAAATGATCTCTGGACCGCCCAATTTGGAGCGATTTTTTGTCGCTCGAGGCTGAGAAAATCCTACTTGTTGCGATTAAACGACTTATGCCAAATTTTGTCCAAAAAGTGGACAAAATGCTTTTGTCGCAAGTCGTTTGATACCAACGATTTCAAGCAAGGCAAAATGATTTCTTGCAAAAAAATGTTTTTCATGAGATGATATTTTC